GATACATTGTAACTCACCTCTTGAAAGTGCCGGTTTAAATATGTTGGAAGCATCCATTGATCCTGATGAATTACCAGCACCAATCATTGTGTGGATTTCATCAATAAAAATAATGATATCAGGATTTGCATATAATTCTTCAATGATAACCTTCATTCTTTCTTCAAATTGACCACGATATTTTGTTCCTGCAACAATTGATGTCATATCCAAAGAAACAATTCTTTTTCCTGATAAGTTTTGAGGACAATCCCCCTCAAATATTTTTTTGGCCAAACCTTCAACAATTGCAGTTTTACCACAACCAGGTTCACCTAATATAATAGGGTTATTTTTCTTTCTTCTTGAAAGTATTTGTGCAATCCTATTAATTTCGTTTTCTCTACCAACAACAGGATCCAATTTACCTTCCTCAGCCAATTTAATAAGGTCTCTTGAAAAGTTATCTAATACCGGAGTTTTTGTTTTGGTTTCCGCGTTTTTATTTTTAGATTTGTCTGATTCGTCGTAAGATTCAATCATAATACGTTTTTTAATATTTTTATTTGGTTAAAAGTTAAATGAATTCATTATAATAATCAATGTTTTTTTATAATTGTCATAGTGTCAGTTTAATACTGACATTTTGTCATACTTTTATATTTGGCATTTTATTGGTGAATAAATAATCAAAATAAACTTATAAACAATAAAAATTATGTTATTTAGAAACTTTTACAACTTAAACCGTCTATTTAAAGACTTAGAACTATCTCAGTCAGAAACTGATGATGGGGAGTGGGAAAGAAAAACGTATGTATCAGACACCGGTCTATTTTCGTATTCATACGTAATAAGAAAACCAAAACAAATGGATGAGGTATCATCATTAAAAAAAGAATTAGATAAACGTATTGAGGAACAAGATTTTGAAGGGGCGGTTGAGATAAGGGACAAAATAAAAAGTTTGGAAAAAAACAAAGAGAAAATAAGTAACCTTAAAAAACAATTGGACGAATCAATTAAACTCCAAGACTTTGAGAGGTCAATAGAATTAAGAAACAAGATCGACTCCCTAAAATAAGAAGAACCACCTGAAAGGGTGGTTTTTTTTTGTTCTGTGTTTTTTTAAAAACCGACATATTTACTATTATGGAACCATTTAAATATTTTATGGAGGAATTAAACCTAATCGAAGATATTGAAGGAATATATTATAGAATAAGGTTAATTTTTCAACGAGAGGGTTGGTCAGATGAGGACTTACAAAAACCGCCGTACTATCCACAAGACCTTATGAAGCTTTTCCATAAATTCTCAGATGAGAGAGATTCTATTTTTAAAACTGTGCGTGACTATGGGTTTGATGTTGACAAGGTATCTTTAACCGACTATATTCATAATAAGTTAAAAACAATAGACGACATAACACCATTAAAGAATTGATTATGGCAATTAAAAAAACAACAATCGAAGGGACTATTATTACATGTGAAATAGAATCAAGTAATTTAGTAAAAACAATATATGATTCAGAAACTAAAAAATTAGTTACGGAATTTAAAAACGGGGTTAAATATGAGTATGACGAGGTTCCTCATAACATATATGCACAATTCAGATTATCTGAATCACAGGGTAAATTTTTTAATTCCAACATATCTAAAACATACAAATATAAAAAATTAGACAAATAATTCTTACGCCATATTTATATACATGGCAAATACTGAAAAAATTATTAATAGTTTTTATCTACAAGAGGAATTTAATCCAGATGTTTGGGATAACTCAAACGATCCAAATACCGTAAAACTTAAACCCATAATAAAAGAACGACTATTGAAGGTCGCAAATCTTTTTATTGAATTTTTGGACACTGAACTATTCGTTCAAGATGTTATTTTTGTTGGTTCTTTAGTGGGATACAATTGGAGTGAGTTTTCGGATTTTGATATTCACATTGTGATAGATATAAATGAATCCGAAAATCGTGAAATGTCCGAAGAATTATTTAGACTAAAAAAAACCGTTTTTAATGCTGCCCATAATATTATGATTAAAGGTTACGAGACCGAATTGTATGTGCAGGACTCTAACGAAAAAAACGAAAGTCAAGGAGTATATTCTTTAATTTACGATAAATGGTTAAAGAAACCAAAAAAAGAAGATTTCAAAATAGATGAAAAAAAATTAAAATCCAAAGCAGAACAATGGATGGATATTATTGATGGTGTTTTAGAAAATGCTGAAGATGAGGACATTGAGGACGCGGTTAAATTGGTTAAAAAATATAGAGAAAAACTTCGTAAATATAGAACCTGTGGATTAAGAAAAGAAGGGGAATATTCCTATGAAAATTTGGTGTTTAAATTTTTAAGGAGAAACGGATATATCACTAAACTTGAAAACTTTAAAAATGCGTTTGTAGATAAAAAATTATCTTTAGAACAAGAAAATAACGAATAAAAAATAAATTCTTAAATAACGATATATTTATATGTAGGCATTAGCCTTAATTTTTATATCAATAAAAAAAATAATAAGTAAAACATGGCAGATTTAAGACCTTTAGGTAGTGAGAAATTGGAGGGTATCGATAAAATAAAGCGTATTATGGAAATCGCACGATACAACGAACCAACTACTTTTATTAGTGAGGAACAAAACACTTTAACATATAATATTAAATTATCCGATGGATATACATATGGAATTGTTAAAGAAAAAAACGGATACATTATAAAAAAATCAATTAATGAATCACCGATGGAATACATCGACAATATGAAAGGTAGAAAATATTATCGTTCACAATCAGAAGCATTAAAAAGATTAAACCTTACGGCAAAAGAAATTAATAGAGTTAGTGATTACTCAGAAAATATTCCTTTAATAGGGGAACAAAAAAAATTCGTATTAAAAACGAAAAGTCCTGAAGGACCAACCCCTGATGTGGATGCGGCACCACCCGCACCAGCACCAGAAGCACCACCAACACCTGAACCCGCAATGGCAGCAGAACCCGCAATGGCAGCAGAACCCGCGGTAGGAGCGGAACCTGAAATGGGAATGGAACCTGCGGTAGGAGCGGAACCTGAAATGGGAATGGAAGAACCAGCAATGGGTGCAGAACCAGAGATGGAAGACCCTGAAATGGGTATGGAAGATGACGAAGATATGTCAGGACCTGTCGGATTAAAAACAATACAAAAACTAACAGGTAGGTTAAGTCAAAAAATCAGATCGTTTGATAAAGATAACGGTTTAGATTCTCAAGATATTAAATACGTCGTAAATTCAATTTTATCGGCAATTGATTTAACCAAATTAGACGATGAGGATAGAGACGATATTTTAGATAAATTAGAAGATTACGAAGCGTACGGTGAAGAAGGTGAGGGTGAATTAGATTTATCAGGAGAAGATATGGATGCAGAGCCTGAAATGGGTATGGAAGAACCAGTAATGGGTGGTGAACCAGGAATGGGAGAACCTGAAGGGGTTGAAATCCCACCTATGGCAGAATCAAAAGTAGAGAGAATACTTAGAGGGTATTTTAAAATATCTGAAAATGAAAAACCATTATTAGAAGAAAAAAGAAAAAAAGACTTTTTAAAAAGTAAAATGACTCAAATTAAAGTTAAGAATGAAATCAAACAATTAAGTGAGTCAAAAATACAAATGGAAGTTAGTTTAGAATTAATGAATGAAAACGCTAAATTTTTAGGTAAAACAAATAAAGAAAATTTAGTATTTGTTAAAAACGGTAAACAATTTAAAGTAACACCAAGAGGAAGAGTTATATGAATTTAGTATATGTAAATGAATTAGGACCAAACTATAAAGGTGATAACATATATGAGTTTATCTTTTCAGATTTGGATGATGTTTGGGGTGATGAGTGGGATGCTGAACCAGCATCAGGAAAACCATCTCCACCCGATGTTAATTACATAAAAAAAGTTGGGGTATTAAAAAACTCAGAAATCAATTTAAATTTAATACAAAATTCAGATTTCTTTGGTATGTACGACTCAATCGATGGTGTTATAGCTTTGGCTTGGGAAAGTTCAGATAGTGATGATATATTAATACACAAAAGAAAACGATTAGTTTTTCAATATGGTGAAAGTGAGGAAAGTGTTGAAAACAAAATATATGAAAGAGATATCGTATTAAAATGGGAAAAAAATTTAGTGCAAGATGAGAAATATGAATCCTAAAATAGTTAAACTACTTAATAAAGGGTTATCTATACATACCCTTGAGAGACTGTCTGAAGAACAGTTAAATGTTTTATATGCAAGGGTTTTGAATGAGCAAGCACCTCCAAACGAGGTAAAAAAAGTAACATCAACACAAACTACCGTTCCGCCGAATGGTTCTGCAAATGTACCTACAGGTGCGAAGGTAGAAAATAAAGGAGGGAAAACAATTATTACAACTACAGAAACCGAACTAGGTGAAGAAGAAAAAGAAATTGAAGAAAAATCAGTATCTAAACAACAACAAAAACTTATGGGTTTAGCACTTTCTGTTAAAAGGGGAGATACAGCAAAAACTAAAGTTTCTAAAAAAGTAAAAGACATGTCTAAAAGTATGTCAAAAAAAGATTTAGAAGATTTTGCGTCAACAAAACACAAAGGTTTACCTAAAAAAAAGGAAACAAAAGAAAATGAAGACGTTAAGAATCTTGAGGAAAGTATAATGAGGTTAGTTGAAAAACATCTTTATCCTGAAGTAACAAAAAAAGATTTACTAAATATAGTAAATAAAAGATAAAACTAATGAATGTCGTTAACAAAGGAACAAGCCTTATTGGAATATGCGAAGTGTATAAATGATACTCCATACGCACTAAAAACCTATTTACAAACTTACGACAACACACAATCGCAATACGTACCCTTAGAGTTATTTAATGATCAAGTTACCTTGGTTAAGGATTACGATACTTGTGAGGAAAATATCGCATTAAAATATCGACAAGCCGGAGTATCTACAGTAACATCCGCTTGGGCATCAAAAAGATTGGTTTTTGCCAACAAAAAGAAACCTGAAAAAATTCTAATTATTGCAAATAAAATGGATACTGCCGTTGAGATGGCAAATAAAGTCCGAGCGTTTGTTGACCAATGGCCAAAATGGTTAGGGGTTGGTTTCTCCAATGAGAAGAACGCACAAAGACATTTTAAATTAACCAACGGATGTGAGGTTAAAGCGGTTGCAACGTCAAAGGATGCCTTGCGTGGTTATACACCAACAATATTAATTTTTGATGAGGCTGCATACATCAACGCAGATGAGGATTTTTGGTCTGCTTGTATGGCTTCCCTATCTACAGGTGGTAAAGTGATTGTAATATCAACACCAAATGGTTTTGATCCAATATACTATTCAATCTACAGTCAAGCGGTTAAAGGTATAAATGATTTTAAAATTACTGAAATGTATTGGTTTAGGGATCCAAGATATTCAAAAGATTTAAAACTCATCAAATGTAATGATATCGTACACTATATGTTGAATCGGGCAGATTATAAAGACGAGGAAATAACATTAGATTATTCAAACATAAAAGTCTCCGATAGAGACTTTGAGGAAATAAAACAAAAAGTAGAATCGGGATATAAAGCGTATAGCTCTTGGTTTGAGTCTATGTCCAAAAAATTAAAATTTGATAAAAGAAGGATATCACAAGAGTTAGAATGTAACTTTTTAGGATCGGGGGATAATGTGATTCCGTCTGAAACAATGAAATCTATTAAAGAAAAACACATTAGAGAACCTGAAAATAAATTTATGGGTGGTGCTCTATGGCAATGGAAAGAACCTGTACAAGGTCATCGTTATATTATGGGTGTTGACGTTTCTAGAGGTGATAGTGAGGATTTTAGTACAATATCGGTTATTGATTTTGATGAGAGAGAACAAGTTTTAGAATATATAGGGAAAGTTCCTCCAGACATATTGGCGGAAATCGCATTCAAGTGGGGGAACTCCTACAACGCATTTATAGTTACCGATATCACTGGTGGTATGGGTGTATCAACCTCTAGAAAACTACAAGAACTCGGTTATAAGAGTTTATATGTTGATGGTGTTAATCCAGCAGACAAATGGAAATGGGATCCAAAAACTCAAGATAAAATACCGGGAATAAACTTTAACTCAAAACGGGTATTAATTGTTCAAGCGTTTGAGGAAGCATTAAGGTTTGATTTTTCATTAAAATCACAAAGACTATTTAACGAATTAAACACTTTTGTTTATGTAAATGGAAGACCCGATCATCAAAAAGGTCAACATGATGACTTAATTATGGCGATGGCTATTGCGATATATGTTGGTGAATCGTCGTTTGCACAGTTAGAAAAAGTGACAGAACAGACTAAAGCAATGTTGGATTCTTGGACTACAGATAAGAATACATTTGCGGATTCATCTATGAATTTTAATCCGGGAATACCAGCATCAACATATGGAAATAACGGTTATCAAAGAAATACGGTGACTAAAAGTGATTATGAAAAGTATTTATGGTTATTCGGGAATGGTAGAGTTTAATTTACTATTTAAGGAACTACATTTAAAATAAAAAATATGGCACAAAATAATTTAACGGTTTGGCAGAGATTAGGTAAAGTTTTCGGACCAAATTCTGCAATGGACCAAGAATCTCCAATTTTTAAGTTTGACAAAACCGAATTGTTAAAAACAACAAACAAACAAGAATATGAAAATGAAAAGTTACAGGCACAACAAACTATGTACATTGGAAAACAATGGCAGAAAGTTGAGAGTAACTTATACCAACAAGCGGTTTATTACGAACCAACAAGGTTAGCATCGTATTATGATTACGAATCTATGGAATATACTCCTGAAATTTCGGCAGCATTAGATGTTTATTCTGAAGAATCAACAACACCGGATAAGGATGGACACATTTTAAAAGTATATTCAGAATCAAAAAGAATTAAACAAGTTTTGGTTGATTTGTTTAACAACAAGTTAGATATTAATACTAACTTGGCTATGTGGACAAGAAACACATGTAAATTTGGTGATAATTTTGTTTATATAAAACTTGATCCAGAAAAGGGGATTGTTGGTTGTCAACAATTACCAAATATCCAAATAGAGCGTTTGGAAAAGGGAATGAGGTTTCAACCTGACAAATATTCACAAGAAATGGAGAACGATGCTTTGAAGTTTGTTTGGAAAGAAAAAAACATGGAATTTAATACGTGGGAAGTTGCTCACTTTAGAATTTTAGGGGATGATAGAAAATTACCTTATGGAACGTCTATGTTAGAAAAGGCTAGACGAATATGGAAACAATTATTACTCTCTGAAGATGCGATGATGATATATAGAGTTTCACGAGCACCTGAAAGAAGAGTATTTAAAGTATTTGTTGGTAATATGGATGATAAAGATGTTGATCCATATGTACAAAGAGTTGCAAGTAAATTTAAACGGGATCAAATCGCTGACCCACATACGGGTAATGTTGATATGAGATACAATCAGTTGGCGGTTGACCAAGATTACTTTATTCCTGTTAGGGATGCTGCGGCAACAAATCCAATAGAAACACTTCCTGGTGGTACAAATTTATCCGAGATTGCTGATATTGAGTATATACAGAAAAAACTTGTTACCGCACTTAGAATACCTAAAGCATATTTAGGGTTTGAAGAGGCGATAGGTGACGGTAAAAATTTATCGTTATTGGATATTAGATTTGCAAGAACAATCAATAGAATACAAAAATCGATGATTGCCGAATTAAATAAAATCGCAATAATCCATTTGTTTTTGTTAGGGTTTGAAGATGAGTTAACAAATTTCACTCTTTCATTACATAACCCATCTAAACAAGCCGATTTATTGGGTGTTGAGGTGTGGAAAGAAAAGATTTTACTATATAAAGATGCCG